GAGTCTGAGGGAGCCGTTTACGGTTTTGCTTTTGAAACCAATGACGATCTTGACGAAGTTGAATTGTATGATGCTCACGTTGGAGCAGACTTCGGTATGTTTGATGTTACAGTTGGTTACTTCAAGCGTCATTTCTCTCACGAAATGACAACCACCAAGGGAGGTTACGGTCTTGGTTTGACCAAATCTTCCACAAGCGGACTTATCGAAAGTCGTGCTGGTGGTGCATCATTCGGATTTGATGTAGGTGAAGTTTCCTTTGATTTCGACATCGTTGGAGATGATGTTTTTGATGGCGACACCGTGACCTACGGTGGTCGTGTGGAACTTGGAGCGTTGGGCTTCGGGTTTGTCGGCGAAGAAATGGATCTGTGGACTGTAGACATCTCTGATGGATACAACTACATTTCCTACACCGACAACAACGGCGATTGGACTGCCGTTGGTCAAAGCGTTTTGTTTACCGTAGAGGATACATTCTCTGGATACGGTCGGGTTGAGTATGATCACCTTGATGAAACCACATTTGCCGTTGGTGGAGTATGTGAGTTCCAAGAAGGTGTCTCGGCTCTGGTTGAGTATGATGATCGGGACGAAGGTATTCGTGCTGGTTTGAGATTCACTTTCTAATGAGTGACAAAACACCAACAAAGGCAACCCGTCGAAAGGCGGGTTGCTTTTTTTATACAACTTAATAAAACTATAACAGAATATTTACTAAACTATAATTGATGTGAACATAATTATTTTTGATTCAGGGAGTATACTATGAGTGATATTACGATTTGGATGTGGACTGGGTTTCTTCTCGCTGCTTATAGCGTCATCGCAAACGATTCAATTCAGACGCTCGGAACTTGGATTGCGAGCAATAGAAAAATAAACTGGAAGATTATGTGGGGGTATGCCTCTGCGGTTCTTCTCTTCGCAGTTTGGTATGGATGGTGGGCATACGATGGTGATATCTCATACGGCAGACTCAACAAGATTCCGTTTGAGGGAGTAGAGTGGTATCAAGCACTCGCACCCGCAGTCCTATTGTTACTCACTCGTTTCGGCATCCCCGTGTCAACTTCATTCCTTGTGCTTTCCGCATTCGCATCAACTCTTGTTTTACAAAAAGTTTTGATGAAGTCGATGCTAGGATATGCCGTCGCTGGCGTTGCTGCCTATCTGATCTGGTTTGCCCTGACCCGTGTGATTGATGAGGGTAAGTCGATCAAGGACTCACACAAGAAGTGGTGGTCGATTGGACAGTGGATCACGACAGGCTTCCTGTGGTGGACTTGGTTGAGTCACGATATGGCAAACATCGCCGTGTTTATGCCGAGACAGATTCCAGTAGAGGTTATGGTAATCATCTCCACCGTGTTCGTCGCTGGTCTTGCGTGGATGCTGCAAAAGCGTGGTGGCAAGATTCAGGAAATCGTCATACAAAAAAGAAATACAAAGTATGTTCGCTCGGCAACGCTGATTGATCTTTTCTACTTTATCGTTCTTTACATCTTCAAAGAAATGAACGACATTCCAATGTCAACGACTTGGGTATTTGTTGGGCTTCTTACTGGACGGGAACTTGCGATTGCATCGTTCCGACAAAAGGACAGCATAAAGAAAGTGTTCCCGATGGTCAGCCGAGACTTCCTGAAACTGATGGTTGGTCTTGCGGCATCCGTGGTGATTGTGCTTCTGGTTCAATACGCTAAGAGTTAAAATTAAACCTAAATAGATGTATGGGATTTAATAGAGAACTTATCGACGAGGAATTTGAAGAATTACTCAAACAAGACACATTTAGTGACGATTTTGATTTTGGATTTGCCGATGAAGTAGAGGTTTCCGAAGCGTCCGGTGCGACAGATGATCTTAAAGATCAGATGGGAAAACTTGAAAAGTTAATCTTGCCAATTCTTTACAATCTTAAAAAGAATCCAGAAAAAGATTACATTGTTTGGGACGGTGCAAAAAGAGCGGCTGCTTGTGAAGCACAGATTCAAAGAATCCTTGAAATCACAAGACTTTAAATTACAGTATAAATACTCATACAACGGAGGTTATTGTTATGAACATTTCTTGGATGCCAAATGTATTGAAAAAACGTCTTGCCGGAAAGGGTGCAGGCGATCTTGTTAAAGAGTCAATCGATACTGTAAGTGGTGGAAAAATCAAACAATGCGGTGCTTGTAAAAAGCGTCAGCAACTTCTAAATGATCTTCTTTCGTTTGAAGATAAGAAGACTTTAGAGAGAGCCGCACAAATTCAGGCGGAAGCCCAGAAAAAACTTGCAGAGCAAACTTCTGATAACAAAGAGTTGTCGGAGAATCCGAAAGTTTCCGAAGCAAAAAAACCATCATCGAATCCTTTTTACGCGAACCCAAATATTAAAGTTATCGATGGAGAGTTTTCACACAAATCCCTTTACGGTGAAATTTTGAATATGGATGTTCCCATATACAGATATCAGTCCATCGACAACAAGTTGACGAAGGTGATTGAGTTGCTTACGGAGATTGCAGAAAGTGAACGAAAACGAGATTCTGATAGCAGGGATTGATTACTCCCTGAACGGTCCCTGCATCTGCGTTTTTCGTGGAAAAACATATGATACGCCGTTTGGAATTAAAGACTGCTACTTTTACTTTTTGACAAATACAAAGTCTCTTGCAAAAACTTTTGATTATCAATTCATCGGAACAAACTTTGATGATTACTCACACGATTGTCAGAGGTATGAAAGCATTGCAGACTGGGCATTGGAAAAAGTAGAAGGATCTGTTCTGGTGGGTCTTGAAGGATATGCCTTCGGTGCATCCGGTCGAGCAATATTTCAGATTGCAGAAAACTGTGGTCTGTTGAAATATAAACTTTATCAAAACCGTCTTCCGGTCGAAGTCATTCCTCCAACAAGTGTAAAAAAATTAGCCACCGGAAAGGGCAACGCGACAAAAGAAAAAATGGTAAAGCAGTTTCAGACCGACACAAAGATCAATTTACAAAAAATGATAACACCCAATCGTTCAAGTCTTGGGAGTCCGGTCACTGATATTGTCGATGCCTACTACATCTGCAAAATGGCTTACGAGTCCTATCAGAAATCTCGTGCCTTATCTAAATGATTTTTTAAAGAATTCGTACCAAACAAGATAACCCGCGATCAATACCGCAATAATCCATCCAAATATAACCACGGGTCCAAAACTTTTTTTGAGGATTCAATCTCCTCATAGGTTTGCAATCCCAAGTTATCACCAGCACCAAGAATCGTATTGACATTTTTTGCTGGTGCAGAAGCCGAATCTAAGGTTTCAATAATTTGTGGTTGACCATCGATTCCAATATCAACATATGGCTGCTTGGCAGTCTTAACGCTTGCACAACCCACTAATAACATAATCAAAAGGTATCTCATCGGGGAACTCTCTCCTTTGGTGTTTCCGTTCGCTCTTTTTGTTCACGAAGTTTTTGTTGTCGCTTCTCTCTTTTTTCAAAGAAAGGCTGATCTCTTTTTTCTGGTGTTTTGCGATAGCGAGGATGAACAGATTCTTCTGCCTTCTTCATCATCCTATCGTGAAAGCGGTGTTGAACTTTTGTGAGGGCATACTTATAGCCTCCAGCAAAACCAATCACAACACCCAAGATAAAGATGCAAATTCTTTTTAATACAATACATTCGTGTTTACATTCAGCCATTTATTTTCCTCTCACGGCAGTGCCAAAGTAGAATCCTACAATAGTAACAAGGATTTGTCTATTCTCTTCTGTATACAAATATCCCTCCACTGGGGTATACGTTCTTACGCTCTCTGTGCCAAACAGACCTAACAAGTCCCAAGGCTTGTAGACGGTAGATTCGTGTTCCACGACGGTGGTGACACCATCACTGTATGCGATGATAAATGGTGCGATGATTGTTCCAAACATAATGCAAAGAACAATGAATCGACGAACCAGTTTACCTGCGTCGATTCCGACTCGTTTAACGGCAGCATCGGCGTGTTCGTTTTCCTTTTCGGCAACTCCCATTGCCATCTTGAATCGCTCTTGGTCTTGCGCACGACGTTCAGCCATTGCTTTAAACAAGAAACCAGTTGCAGAACCAGTCAATAGTGATAAAAAGTCAGGTGATAAAAAATCCATATTTTCTCCTTATGGGTTCTCCGGTGTTGGTAATTGTGTGATTTGATATGGGTCTTGTGCGATGGGAGTCTCTTCTGGTGGTGTGGGAACTTGACCGTAGTTGGGGTCAAAACCGAAACCGTATATTAACACTAAGTATCCAAGAGGACTGTTTTGAAAACCGTCTGGTAAATTATATGGTCCCTCTGTTGCATCACCAGTCAAGAACAATGTTTGAATAAATTGATTCAATCCATCATAACCCTGTAGTGCATTTACCTCTTCAAATGGTCGATTTAAAAGATAATCACTATCAAATTCCCCACTATAATCTGACAAAAGATTATAATATCTGAGTATTACGTCAATCGCATATTGAAAAATTAGAAAACTTCCGGTTCCAATTCCGATAGCACCCGGTCCATAACCTGAGTGGAACAAACCGTCATTTGCGTAATTCATTTGCATAAGCCATTCATAAAATTCAGGAAAATATTGTTGAAGAAGTTCAGCGGGAACTGCTCCATATGTGTCATTTTCAGGATTCCCTGCCCACGGAATTCCAAAAGATCGCCACCCCCGCATTGTTTTAATAATATTAAGATAATCCCCCACACTACCAGTCCATTCATAAAGTCCATTTTCTAACCCGCCATAATCTGGTTTTCCGTTGTTTGGGGGTAATTGGGAATCTGGTTGAAAGAAAAGTTCTCCATCATAGTTTGATGAGAAAAACCAACTAGAAGGATCCGGAAGGTCTACGCCATATTCTTGGTTAAATGATTCCCAATTCTCACGATACCAACTCGCAGAAGGTAATCCACTTGGTGGACCGTCTCCACCCGGAGGAAACAAGTCATCCATAATTTCAAACATTCTTGTCACCAAAGTCATATCATTGTAGCCAATGATGCCATCACCATTGTAGTCAAACATATCTAAGAGGGGTTGTGGAGCATTAGTCATTGGAAACATCGGATAAGATTCTTCGCCACTAACTCCACCAATATTCTGGTTTCGGAACATCAAGGGTAAAACTCCTTGATAAGACACTAAATTATAAAGCATAAATTGTCTAAAGAAAAAATAATCAGAGACTCCGGGTGGATTAACTTCCTCTTTTAAATATTTCTTAAAACTCTTCATCACGGGTTCTCTGGTGTTGGTAGTTGTGTAATTTGATATGGGTCTTGTGCGATGGGAGTCTCTTCGGGTGGTGTGGGGACTTGACCGTAGTTGGGATCTGGAGGGAAGAAGTAAAGGTAAAGTTCCCGGAACCATTCATACTGAAAAATATCATCAGGAACACCAAACTGATTTGTGCTTCCAGATTCAGATGTCAAAATTAGACTTTGCAAAAATCTATTTGCTCCATCAAATCCCCGAAGAGCGTCTAAGTCATTGAATGATAAACTGTTTGCAAAATCTCTAAAGCCCATCCCGTCTGGAATTTGTCCTTGGAAGTAGGCAATAGTTCCGATGGCATCTCTGAGTGCAAATAGGATGTAGGTATCGTTTCTCGGAAAAACAGTACCCAAACCTAAACTCAATATCCCATCTCCATCATAATCTAAATTAGTAACAAGGAATTCATAAAAATCCGGAAGATATTGTTTAATGAATTCTAGGTCAGGAAGATACCCATTATATGATCCAACGCCATCGCCGTCTGCGGGACCGCTCCCAAAGCCGTTGTGTAGGGATAAAGAAATCCAATCATCAACGGTTCCCTGCCATTCGTAAAGTCCGTTTTCATATCCTCCATAACCATCTGGTCCCCCATTTCCCCCCGGAGGAAGTTGTGAATCTGGCTGGAAGAATAAATTTCCAAAGTAATCTGTTGCAAAGAACCAACTGGATGGATCAGGAAGTTCCAATCCAAATTCTTGGTTGTAGGATTCCCAGTTCTCAAGATACCAAGCGGCGGTAGGAAGTTCATCTGGTAATCCATTTTGTTCAAAATATGGTTCTAATTGTGAAAAAATTTCTCTAACAATGGTTGTATCATTATAACCAATAATCCCATCACCATTGTAGTCAAACAAATCTAGGAGAGGTTGTGGGGCATTAGCCATTGGGAACAGATAACGCCCCGCAGTGGCATCGCTTTCGGGACCAAAACCTCTGGGTCTATAAAGAAGTGGAAACTCCACACCGGGCGCGCCTTCCAACAATGAACCCACAAACTGCATAAACTGTTGATAGACACTGTTATTGACACCTTCGGTGAGGTACGTTTCTTCTTTCAACTTGTTTCGATTGTGTCTGAGTCGTGAATCGTTTGTCTTACGTCGAAGAATCGCTTTCTCTCCAGATTCAGTATCCCGAATCACTACAGGACTTGTAGGATTTCTCAAAGAAAAGGATCGAATCTGATCGATCACAGGACCGTCTTCTTCTTCCTCAATAAACTGTGACCAATGAGAATATCTCTCTTTGCCCTCTTTCATTCGTCTGAACATATCGGGCGTGAGGTCAAAAGTTCTTCCGTTGAATTTATCGAGTTCTCTCTTGTTTCGTTTCTTGCCAAGTCTTTTATCCATACCTGCGACGGTATCAAAAGAACCACTGGTGTTTGTAAAACCAGCAGGACCGGGAACAGGAGCAACATTGGCTTCTTCGTAGATTACCTTGAAGCCTCTTTGCACATAATCGTTTGTTTTGGTTTTGTCGATGACCTCGGCTTTCTTTGTGTCTGGATTGTAGACAACAGCCTCGTCGGGGGTTTTAGTTTTTTTCAGGGCAAGAACTTTAGAACGAATCGCAGGATCAATATTCAATTCATAACTGATTGTCTCTGGAGAGTCAACAGACTGAGAATACATCTTTGGAATTGGTGCTAAGTTGGAACCGGGATAATTATTAGAAAACTCCTCGCTGGTCATATCGACGTTGCGAACGTTTTCTAATGCTCTAAGTTTTTCGATTAAATTCTCAAAGTGAATCATCATAGACCTCTCAGTGTATTTATGATTTTATTGTCCAACGGTATACGAGTTATGTCCAAACCGTCTACCTTGTCTTCGGGACAATAATTTAAATACACCAAGAAAGTTTTAAGGAAAGTATGATGTTTTTCTTCGATGCGATTGAACAACAATTTGTTCGCCGCAGGGATTCCAAAGACATTAAAAAATGTAATGATATGATTAAGAATCAAACGCTCTTTGAGATTCCCGTTTGATTCGTACCGATTGAAGAGTCTTTTGATGTATTTGATTCGATTGAAATCATCATTAAACTCCTCGATACCTTTACAGGCGGGATTATCATAGTGTTTCATAGCAAAAAGGACGATGTTCTCGTCGTTCAATTTATCAAAGTTCATTACACAATCGATGCAGTAATTTTAAATCCAGTTCCAACCATTTCAATATCAAAGGAGACATCCATAGCAGGAAGGGTCTTTTCATAAGGAATTTGTCCTACCATTCCCATATCATCAGCAAAATCATCTCTTTCTTCGTCGCCGGGATCTCTACCCAAAGCACGACCACCGAAGTTGAGATTCACAACGTAAGGCTCACCAGAGTTCATAGCCATATTGATATCTTTGGCATTCAGATCAAAAGAAAGTCCAGTCATATTTAACTTGGTTCTTGCTTTTGTGATTGCTGTCACTGGATCTCTAACAATACCAGAGAGTTCAGCGTTCAGACCGGCTTCAATCATTTTGATGTTGGTTGAAGTTGGATAACCTGTCTTTTGTGACCCGTCACCCATTCCACCGAGATCAGTGCCAGTGATATCACCTACATTGGTTCTATCATTCCCCGCGTAAGCAGTGGGACCACTGTAGTATTCCTCTGAAAGTGTGTTTCTGATCTCTTTAAATGATTTCATCTTCCAATCCTTGCCATAACAATTTTTTCAAATGCAGCCACTTTTGAAGTGGTGACTTCCTCATTAAGTTCCAACGGAATCTTGTTGAAGTGCTTTTTAACAATTGTATTTTTTTCTTGAAGTGTTTTTGCGTTTTCTAAAACATCCTTAGCAGCGTCATCAACGTGCTGTTGTGTCATATTAGATGGAAGATCGGGCTTAAAGCCTGACATAACCTTTTTTGCCGCCTCGATTGCGGGGTTCAAAGAACCCTTGTCTTCGCTAAACGGTCCTGAACCGAAACCATACTTGCTCATATTGAGCCTCCTTTGTTAAAGTATGTATCTGCAACTTCATTTACCTGTCCGGGTGTCATTTGCTTATACTTTTTTGTTCTCTCCGGAGTTCCCTCCAAAGTTCCTTTATGATATTCTTGATCGGCAGCCTCTTCCTCAGTGCTGCGTTTTGCCATATTTGTAGCGGTTCCAAAGATAACATCCTTGTAGTCATCACCATAACGACTTTTAAAACCTTTTGCTCGTTTTTTCAAACTCTTAGCGTATTTATCACGAAGTTTGATTTCTTTCTTTGTAAGTTTTTGCTCTTCTATTCTTTCAGTTTTAATAAACTTCTTGCCGGGATCGACAATGATATGGAATTCTTTCATAAAGGGAACACCAATCAAAACTGGTGTGCCTTTATTACTACGATCATCCAGAGTAAACTTACGCTTTGGATATTTCTTACCCATAAACTCAATATCAAGTTCGATCATTGGACGCTGCTCTTTGTTTGCAGCAACCGCACCTTGCAGAACCGTCAAGACATCAAGAAGTTCATTTTGATACTCTTCACCATTCGTTTCCCAATAAACAATACCGTCACGCACCTCATATGAGTCCGCGTGAATCGAGTTCACAACCATATTGCCTGTGTCAAACTTTGCTTCAAGATCGCCGATCTCTGGAATTGATATCATTTCTCTACGACCAACAACTGTGGGTGGATATTTCCAGTTGTCCTTGTCGAGAACGTGATCGAGGAACTCTGCGGTTACGTTTTGACCAGTTGCTTTTTCGATACCCTCGGATCCGGGTGAAGAATTTACTTCAATTACAAAGGGTTTTCTTGTTTTTCCAGAAATGGCAATATCTACTCCACAGAAGTAAGCACCAACAGCCTTGGCAGATCGTTTTGCAATTTTAGCAATTTCTTCGCTAATCTGCACTTCTTTAATATCACCACCAAGAGAGAAGTTTGTACGGAAATCGTTTTTGACCTTTCCTCTTTCCATCACTGCGATAACTTCGCCATCCAATACGACGACTCGCATATCATTGTCAATATTAAGATATTCTTGAAGAATCAATTCTTGCTCATCATCGATTTTCATCACTGCGTCGATAGTGGACTTGAGTGATTGTTCACTTTCAAGAATAAACACGCCCTTGCCCTTGGAGCCACGGATTGTTTTGGCAACGACAGGGAACTCTCCACCGACCTGTTCGTGAATCTCATTGATTTTTTGTGGGTCTGTAATCAGTGCGGTTCGTGGCGTGGGCAAATCTGCCTCGACCAGAGTCAATGCCGTACGATACTTGTCAGAGCAGATGTCGATGGACTCTCTGGAGTTAATCACAAAGAAACCATCCTTCTCAAAAGAAGAGATCAGGTCAAGCGTTCCGCTGTTTCCGGCTGCTGCTCCACGAACCACAACAACAGTATCGTGACGGTTTGCAACAAATTCTTCACCGTCTTTGTTAACGACCGTTCGAGTACCGTCCTCATTTTTGATGGATCGTGCGTATGGAACAAAGGCAACGAAACAATCAGTGCCTCTCTCAGCACATTCTTCTTTGATTCTTCCGGCGGTCTTCATCAAGTTGCCGTCGTTTTCTTCACTGTATCCAGAAAAAACTAAAACTTTGATTTTTTCTGGTGGGGTTTCGACCTCTTCGATGATGTCTCCTCCAGAGACAGCCATACCCTTCCGAACATCGTCAAAGAGTTTTCGTGCCTGACGATCAGAAGCAGCAGAGGGAACACCTTGTCGGAATGATCGGAAATCACCTTCGGCGGCAAACTTTCTCATTTTGGATGCAGACATTCCGGTAACATCGGTTGCATCCGGATCGCGTTGTCCTGCACTCACGACCTCAAAAGATTCAAGATTAAATGATTTGTCTGGATCGGGGTGATTGACATATGGGCGAATTGTTCTTTCAAATTCTGCCGTTCTGTCACCTCCAACGACAACAGTGACATCTTTATATCCTTGATCGGCAAGATAGCCAATGGCATCAAAGACTGTGCGTACCGAAGTATTATAAATAACATTAGCCCCTTTAAAAAGGGACTTCATATGTTTTGTTTTCGTTCTTGAATCGAGCGGATTCTTTTTCTTATCTTGAGAATGGCTGGCAAAGATAAAATTGTCAGCCCTTCGTTTTTTCGCCTCTGCGAGAACTTTGTTGATTAACAGTTCGTGACCAGATGTGGGTGGATTGAAGCGTCCGAAGGTTAGAACCGCCTTCTTACCTCTTCGCTCCTCCACAATAGCATAGTGATTCACTCCAACATCGTGTGGTTGCATATGCTTGATCACCTCCTAGTTCCGGTTTTGATTTGAATGTAGCCACCCACATCTGGTCACGAACTGTAAAATCATTTGTTCCAAGGAAGAAATGATCTAGCCCATTCCCAGAGCGGTTTGCCCATCAAAGCACCAAGTGTAAAAGTAATAAGTGTGTGTGCGATAAATCCGTAAGTCGTAGTTACAAAATCCATATCTTTCTCCTTTGGTGCTAGAGGTTAATCCTCAATCTTATTTAGTAGAATTTTTCTTGCGAGTTGCTTTTTTCTTCACAACCGTAGGTTTTTCTGACGCTGGTTCTGTCTCTTCAATGAACCAGAGAACACCAGTCTTTATTAATTTAAAAATATTTTTAAGCCGGTTCATTTAGTAGACTTTTTCTTGCGAGTTGCTTTTTTCTTCTTGGGTGTTGGGGCAGGAACAGGTGTTTCAACAACCTTTCCGAAATCCGGTCCAAACCCAAATTTGGCAAGCATTTTTCTTCCGTAAGCAGAACTGCATTTTTCGTATCCACCGGGAACTGCAAATTTTTTATATTCATTTGGAAGTTTCATTTTGTCCAATCCTTTGCTACTGTAAAGTTTGCTCGGGAAAACTCCATACGATCTACAAGTTTCACAGCGTTCCCGCTCTTAGAAATTGCCACAAACCCTTCGGGATCTGTGACTCGATAGCCGCTATCAGTTTTAATGAACGACGGCATAGTATTTAGTGCCTGCAACTTCTTTAGAACAATCATCTTTGCCTGTGCAAGATAATAGTGTGCAGTAAAAATTTGATCCAAGTTTCGTGAGATTTTTTTCAAATACGAAAGCATTTCATTCATTTCTTGCTCGACTCTTTCTCTCGCCCGGTCGGTTTTCAATCCTGCAATCTTTGTTTCAAACCGTGACTTCATCATCGCAGCAAAACCCTTTGATGTTCCCTGCTCGACACCACCACGAACATTCTGATTTAGGTAAATTTTAATAATATCCTTCATCGGACCACTAACAATTTCTTTAATAATCTTGCGTTCTGATTTTGTAATTCTTTCTGTGCCTTTGATGAAACGTCGAATCTGTTCTTCTTGTTTTGCCGTCATAGTTGCCTTGCCAGAAACATCACGGTATGCAGCATCTTGATACCAAACCTTGTTTGTCTTTTTCAAATTAGAAACATCTGCACCAAACGACGCGGCTAGATTGGCGATGGTGTTTCCCGAGTATGTCGTATGAAACACAATACCCATATTTGATGATTTAATTTTCTTTGCCAAATCACTGTTCGCCGGAACCGCGTAGGTGATTGTATTGGGTGTAAATGAAAGCATCGACTCTCCCCCAATCGTTTGACTAGAAAGATCGCCCTTTGTGTAGAGCATATCTCCTTGAAGAACACCAGTGATTCCCAAACCTTTCAAATTGGCAAGAGCAACTTTTAATTTATCAGCCAGACCGCCACCGTGGTTGGCATCGATGTCTGCGTTGGTGTAGTTGATTTTTGGTGTTTTGTTGAAGAGTGATTTTGTCGCAACAAAGAACTTACCGTTTTCTGGATTGATTCCAGCGAAGACGGCAGGCGCACCATCCCACTTTACAGTCACATCAATCGGACTCTTTACATCGCCCTTCAACATATCAGTCAAAGACTTAAGAAAAGCAATCGCTTCACTCACACCGACTGCACCTCGATTGAACAACTCGTCCTCAAGATGCTCAAGGTGCAAATTCTTTTGTTCAGTTAAAAAACGAGAAAACTCAATCATAATTATCCTCCGGGTGGTGGTGCAAATCCCGGTGGGGGTGGAGTAGGGGGTGGCGTGGGTGGTCCCTTTGGTGGTTCTTTACCATCCTCTTGTCCCCAATTCGATAAAAGTTGAAGAAGGTCTTCAAAGTTTGCTCCGTCCTCTCCCCAATCGGAAAGAATTTGAAGTAACTTTTCATAATCACTTTGTTCACCGTCGCCGTTTGGATTGGGTGGGATTTCATCGATAATTCCGGCATCGACAAGAATTTGGAAATACTGTTGTAAGTATTCAAAAACAGTCAGTCCTTGTTGTGCTTCGGCATCTTGGGCTTCAGGTGAATACATCACATCTGCTAAGAAGCCAAGAACTCCACCTTCGCTATTCATAATTTCGATCAAATCGTTATCGGTCAAATCAACTCCAACATCTCCCATATATCTGATGGTTCCATTAAGAATAATCGCAGTATACATATCAGAAGTTGTATCTGGGTTTGCGGGAGTATAGAAGGGATCAAATACACCATCTCCATTCAAATCCCCAAATTGCTCAAGTAATTCACCCTGTTCTGTGTGAATGTTCCTAAAGAAATTAGTAAGCATAAGACCTTGAATGAAGGAGACGAAGGCTCTAATATCTTTTGATAAACTAAATGAGGATATTCCCCCCTCCTGATTTGGGACTCGATCTGCGTCCGGAAGAGTAGTAGTGCCTCCCGGTGGAACTTGGAAAAAACTAAACGGATCAGGCAAATCAAGTCCGAATTTTTCGTTGAGTTCTTGCCAATTTTCTCTAAATTCATTTGCAAACATAAATGGAATATCAAATACATCATTCTCGGAGGCATATTGCTCCATTTGCTCTCTGATGATTTGGACGTACATCATATCATTTGGACCGATGTAACCATCACCATTATAGTCAAACATATCGAGCAAAAATTGTGGTGCGCCAACAATTACATAGGAATACCCTCCTGCTGGTGCGGTTCCTGAAAGGTTTGCCAACATACTAGAATATCCAACACCAGCCATCGAAAATAATCCCTGTCCACCAGCCAGTAAAATATAAGAGTAAAGATCACCTTCACCCTCTAAATCCTCTTTTAAAAATCGTTTGAAACTTTTCATTAATTATCCTCTAGGTGGTGGTGCTTCACCACCGACTGGTGGTTCCTCTGGTCGCTGTGGAGGTGGTGGATTTTCGGGTGGTTGTAAAATTTGTTTTCCAAAAAATTTCAAAATGTTTGGAGGAATTCCGTCAGGCACATCATCCCCAAGAACATAAATTCTTCTCAGTCCTTGTAACATACCTTCATACCCTTCTGGTGCTGTCCATTCATAACCAGTTGAATTATACAAAGAGCGATATATGGAGGCGACTCCAAAATCACCGTTGGGACCACCAAATCCTGCTTCCAAATCCCCATCACCATTGTAGTCGTAACGTCTGAGCATTTCTAAAGCAAACTCAGCACCAAACAGTGCTGCTAAACCGCGAACACCATCGAGATCGCCAAACCAAATAAAAAGAGAGTTGAGGAGATAATTAATCCAACTGCCCGATGACGATATTTCTTGTTCGTAATCAACTGGATTTGCTCCGTATGGATATGCAAAATCTGAGTCCGGGATTTCAACATATTCTCCATTGAACAGAACCAGATTGAAACCGTTTGGATCAGGTAGATCAAGACCATATTGTTCATTAAGATCCTGCCACATCTCTCGATAAATTGCAGGTGTCATTATAGGTGGGAATCCTTCAAAAGAGTCATTTTCAATCATATAATCAAATATGGTTCTTCCAACAATATGGGCAAGAGTAACATCATTTGCACCAATAATTCCATCACCATTAAAATCCATTGCATCAATCATAACTTGAGGTGCGTTGACCAGTGGAAATTCACCACCTAATAAACCATTTGAACTTGTATCAACGCTCTGATTATCAGCGGTAAGCGTAGCAAACCCAAAGCCACCCCACGCATAATAATACCAAGTCGCAGAGTCAGCCGACTCTTGTTCATATCCCATTAATGCTTGCAACAAATCAAGATCACCCGGACCTTGGTACTCTTCTTTTAAAAATCGTTTGAAACTTTTCATTCAATACCTCTCAATAAATGCAGGCAACTCTTTACCCGTTTGAACGTAGGTTCTAAATCTTACACGATACTGTGTCTTGTCTTTGTTTGAGTCGGCATCGTAGCGGAAACGAATACTAAACACTTCCAGACCATCTGCAACGAGAATGATCTTTGGATTGCCACCCTCCTGACCAATACGCCAGATGATTGCTTTGTTTTTTGCAGAGGTGGCAAGTCCTCTTTTCAATGCCTCGAATGTTGCTCGGTTGAATGTAATCGATTTCGACCCTGAGCCTTTGATAATCTCAACATCTTCTTCTTGACCTCGACCGGCTTTGATAAAACCATCAGCCAAAGTCGCAGCGTTTCTCACGTTGGAAAGCCAGTTACCAGAGAACTTCTTTGAAACAAAATCAAAAACACTACGAACGGCAGGGAACATAATTGCTTTATCTTTCTGAATCAACGGATCATCACGACCTGTATAGACTCCACCAAGTTGACTCACTGCCTTTTCAACAACCTTGAGAGCAGGCTTTACTTCAATACCAAAAGTTGCAAACGCACTTCTCAAAGATTGCACAGAGTCTCGTCCAGAGAATTGTGCAATTTGTGTTTCTTTCTTTGTTTCATATTTCAAAGAAATCCCTGCACGACGAACCTCTGTTCCGTTGACATAAACATCAACATCAGACTTGGTTGCTGATTGTGCAAGTGTGCCAACTGGACGAATCACAACATTGTCGGGACGATTGTTTGAAATCACATCGTCAGCCAAGTCACCAATCGTTCCACGCTTGACTGCGGTGATTGAAGACTTTACCATATCCTGCACTTCTTTTGAGCCGCGATAGCCGGGAGTATTCAACTGCACCAGAGCAGCACCGGGAAGAGCAGCGGTGTCAAAGAGAACGACATCGACTTGATCATCGCCCTCATCAACCTCCCACTGTCGATTTCCTGCAAAGTATTGTGCCATTACATCCTCAACGGATTGTGGAGTGAGAGCCATCGCGGAGCCATCATCATAGCGATCTGTAAATCTAGCCACCATTGCAGCAGAGATTACAAATTCAAAAACATCGCCCTTGTTATACTTGGCACGCTCTTCGTTAATTAACTTTCTTGAATTGATGTTCACGGTTTTACCTCGTCTACGATTTCGTACTTTTGTCTTTCAAGTTTGCGAATCTCATTTCGATTTTCTGCATACTTGTAGTCACCATTTCTAATGTGTTGCATAATGAAGATTGTTTTTTTAAGTTCGTCTGCCATTTTCTCTGCGTCACGAACAACATCTTTGAATTGACCGATAGCCTCTTGCATTTGTCGTTCTTCCTCTTCGTTCAACCAAAACATTAGTATGCCTCCTTACCATATACGGGTGCAGGTAGATCACCATATCGATATTTTTTCTTTGGTTTTACAAGTTCTTCCTCTGGTTGGTATTTATTTAATAATTGTTCTGCGAGTTCTCTACCCGCTTCAACATCACTCATAAAGTGAACACCCAACTCGACTCTTGAAATCGCATTATCATTTGCAACTTTATCAAGTTCTTTCTTATGCTCTGGATATTTTCTTGATAAAATACCTGCGATTGTATAACCAACTGCCGTGTGGTTGCTTGGATAACTTGGAGTGTCAACTTTAACGTGGGGAGTCAAAGTCTTTCCGTAAAATTCAGCAGTTTCAAGGGGTCTAAGACGATTGAACGAATATTTCATATTTAAGGTGGTTGTGTCAATTTGTCTTTTAATCTCTTCGATCAAATCGATTTCTCCACCGACGATCTCCGACATCATTTTCATATAGTTAACATCTAAATCTTTCAGATACTTAAGTTTTTCATCTGACATAATCATCGCATCTTGAACATCTTTTAGTTCCATTTGTGTGGTTCTGGATGTGAGTTTTGGTGGTGACTCTATTTTTATATTTTTTGCATCAGGAAACAATGGAGTGGGTCGCTTCATCATAATTCTATGTTTTTGTGATGCTGCTTCGTTTAGAATTTTCTGATTGATAAAGTTATTAAAACGGATCATTTCAAGAATTCCTTTATAATTTCTACGTTTACCTTCACACGCTTGTCCATATCCTCCCCCACAATGGGTGTCTCGCTCGTCACAGACGGCGTGATGCCTTTGGTGGCAAGATAGTCTCCGAACATTCCCTGATCGTCAGAGTCAATTCTACCGTCACCAAAAAGATTAAAATACTCTGAAATTAGATTTACGATACGAGAGCCTACATCGCCTCTGTCGCTCCAGACAAAAGCATAGCCCTCCCCCCTGTATGGATCCTCTTGCAAGTCTAAGAAGCCACCAGAGGCGAGCGGGAGCCATTTGCTTTCTGCTGCCAAAAGTCGAGAGGCTTCTTGGGATGGTTTATGGGGAATATTGTGATTTGGGTTTTCACCACGGGGATCTTCGTGCTGCCCGCTCTGAAAAGTCTCTTTTGAAAAAATAGGCAAATATGTAATATTTGCATTTTGTGGTTTATTATTTTTAACAAATTCGAGAAGCCCAACCCATCCAGCAGGCTCATCACCTTGAAACGCGGAAGCGATCATTTTGTTTGGAAGTTCATCTTTAAAAATTAAAGGTACAAAAAAAGTGTGACCGTTAATATCTGCACGGCGGTGTGTAGAGGAAACAGCATCTTCAAATTCTTGAAGATATTTTTCTACTTTATTTACTTCTTCTGTAATAAATGTACGAAAATCCTTCATACAGTTATTTAGTTGCGTCTTCTTCTACCACCCAAAAGAACCCCCATACCCCCAACTGCCAACGCACTGGGAGCAGGAATCGGAATTGTTTCCAAGTCAGGAATGAAAGTTTCAAAAACCGCTACGCCGCCATCGCCTTGAAGAATTGCGGGGGCTGTCGTATAGTCCTCTGCCCAAGCCACGATCCAAACGGTCGCGGATTCGCCCGGAGCCAAAGAGTCCGTCATCACATTGTCTGAAAAGCCCCAGTCCCAAGAGAACAGACCTGTCTCGTATGCAAAATCCACATAGTCTGGGGCATTGTAAAAAGGATCAAGAAATCTATCTTCGAGTGGATTATCAAAAAAGTATCCGGGCATCACAAGAGCAGCGATCTCGGATGTGCTTTCTCCAACGTAGATGTCGAGGTCTTCGATTGCGAGTGTTGAATACATTTGATTTTCAATTGTAATCGTCACCAACATCGCACCATCGGGAAGACCTACGACATCTTGTTGTTCGGGTTCGGTGTATACTGCTGAAGATACGGTGGCTTCGTAAAAACCTTCTTCATCCTGCGACCAAACATTGTATGACATATAATCTGTCGGATCACCCGCAATATCGCCAAACGCCGCCGTAGTAATGAGTAACGCTAATGGTCTAAGCATACCGAATCCCCTTTGTATAAAAATGTCCGTGTAAACGAACAGTTTTATTTAGGAATTCGTGTTTCCCCAGTTGGAGAGGATAGCCAAGATTGCTTCAAACACATTGTCATACTTATCAGCGTCATTCAAAACGATCAACAGATCAGCAAAGTCCACAACACCGTTGTAGTTCAGATCCTCCCAGATCGTGAAATCATCCCAGTCACCGACGTATCCGCAACTGTCAAAGTATCCCCAGTGCGGAAAGCCATCATCCAGATTGAAGTTCACTCCACCCTTGAATTTGACATTACCCTTCGTGGTCACTTGCAGGAATGGATGAATACCAATTGTAGCGTTTTCAGAATTTGATTGAACATTTACAATAAGTCTTGACATTGTAAAGATATCTTTTTCTTCACCCAGAATCAAAGTATCGGTTTGTTCCAGACGATATGGAGTTGCGACACCTGCACAGGGGTAGTTGTCACCAAGACCGGGAACACCGACACAATCTGGAAGTTCACCCATCGGAAAGTGTGAGTCAAACTCTTGTCGTGGATCTCGTCCCAAAAAGTAGCGAAGCGGACCCGATGGTGTTTGCTCTGCGGTAGACCAAGTATCTCCCCACGGAACATCGTTGGGGTGGTTGTTCCAGTAGCCCTCTGATGAAGTCGTGTAAAGAACAAACGGAGTCTGGGTGTTGAGTCTTGCACCAGCACCAGAGTAGGTTGCGGTGGCAGGTAAAGCACACTCACCACCAGCAGGATCAACATAAAAACGATAGGTGTTTCCAAACGGAGTCAATCGTCCGGCATTTTCAATGCGAAGAGTTCCGTAACAATCAAATGCGGGTTGCTCGTCGCAAGGCAAAGGATCACCAGATAAAATAACAGATAACAATAAATCAACCATCACAATCTCCCCAATCAGATAAAATTTTCAACAAAGCATTGAAGCCATCAACACGATAGCGTCCCTCAGATACATCAGACAAAACTTGCAACAAGTCAGTGAAACCAACGATGCCATCTTCATTCAAGTCGGATGGACAAGAGTTGTCAGCATAGAATTGTCCTGTTTCTGCTTTTTGTGTATACGAATCAATGTCTCCATCACCATCCAAATCTACGTTGTATAGAACGTGACCACCGATACCGATGTAATCGGGTCCAGTGATGCGAGCAATTCGCCAGTGATTATCAAACTCGGTGGACTCCCAAGGATTCACACCGTCAGGACCGTAATTCTTGAATCGCATCAGTTGACCGGACCAAGACCACGGATAACCAAAGACTCCATCCTCATTTGGAGGAGGACAAAGCACCGAACCATATTCGTTCGGGGGTGCAGCACCAGACCAGAAAATCACACGATCATCTTCAAGCAGGTTGCCGACAAACTGTGGAATCTCAGGTTGCACTGTGAATGTGCTTGAACTGTTGTTGCTTCGTTGCCACGGTTCGTTCATCACAAGCCACGAATCTGCCCACCAATATTTTTGCTCCTGTAATGCTCTTTGATAATCACCAAAGAACACACCATCAATATCGGGTCTTTGATAATAGAATCTTGGGACACTGGTGTTTTGCCACCAAAGAGTTTGGTTTGGATTGTTTTGCATACACTCCCACCAATCACCCGGCTGCCAGTCGGAGAAGTTGGGAACATTATTATACAACCACTCGACATTTGCAGGATCGTTCAACAAGAAGTCCATATCATCATCGTTGTGGTTCTTCCAAACTGGTCCCTCAATCCACCAAGCAACGGAAGTACCCGGACCTTCTGATCCGAATTTGACAGGAACATCACCCGAAAGATTCTTGATGTAAACATCAATGGTTCTTCCGAACGGTGTAAGTCTACCTAAATCTTTATAGACAATTTCAGTTTGTGAAATCACTTGTGAAATTGCAGCCGCACATAACATTTCTAAAATCATTGACAATCTCCCCATTGAGATAAAATTGCAACCAGAGCATCAAACTGTGTCTTGCTTGCTCCGGGTGCGTAGATATTGTTGCTCAAAACAGTGAGCAAGTCTGAAAGTCCAACATTACCATCCTCATCCAAGTCCGCAGGACAGGAGTTGTCTGGTTCGTATTCAAAGAAAACAGGCTCGGCAAAGTTCCAATCAAACTCTGGACAATCCTGTGCATTGTAAATAATCACACCGCTGATTGCAATACGGTCAATACCCGTCATCCGTGCAAAGCGAAAGTGGTTTTCTAGTTCAGCATCTTCCCAATCACCGGATGCAAATTCAAAAACTTTACCAAAGTCGTGATAATTGTATCCACCACACATATAATTTTCATATCCATCATACGGTGTTGGTGCTTGTTCAAAATAGTGATCGTTTTGTAAAAAGAATCCTTTACTTTGATCAATCCTTGGTGCGGCTTGGTCGCCATTCGTGTTTTCGGGGAAGATGAAACCGGGACGGTCCATCACCAACCAAGAGGTTCCCTTGTCCCAGAACGGGTCATTGTAAGGCTCGTTCCATCGTGGAATGCCGAAAGGACCGATGACATCCCAACGCTGTGGGACTTCGTGATTGCTGTAAAGCCAATTGTTGTATGGATTTTTTTGCATACAGAAGAAATATTCTCCCGGTTCACAATCATACACTCCGTCGATGTTTGGACACTCATACTTGTTGAGCCAATATTCCATCGCTTCTGGTGAGTTTTCCAAAGTGGGTTGGGTGTTCAGGTTTCGGTTGAAGAAAAACTCACCTTCGGTTTCCCAACGGAAGGGCAGGGTAAGATCGTTGTGAATGCGTGGATAAGATGCACCCAAACCGAGCGGTCTGCGTCCGTTGGTTTTGATATACAAATCAAATGTTCTGCCGAATGGTGTGATTCTGCCACGATCAACTGCGACGATACCACCGGAGACATCCAAACATTCTTGGGCTGTCGCGGGCATAACAAAAATCAAAGTAAACAATACAATAAACAAATGTCTCATAATAAAGACCTCCGAAAAAGTATTTATACCACAAAAAAGACAACGGGAGCCGATTAAGACTCCCGCCGTCGTTAATAACAAGAAGGATATTAGTAAATCAAGCGATATCAATCACTTGAGGTTTCTTATCTTCTGGAATAATTTTATGCAAATTCACATAGAGGATTCCTTCTTCGCAATACGCTCCTGTAACGTTCCAGTCCTCGGTGAGAGGGAGTCGAGAGCGGAACTTGCGGCGAGCGATTCCTCTGTGTTCGTATTTATTTTCTTCTTCGGTAGATTCACGATCAGAAGCAACTTCCAAAACCTTATAGTTTTGAGGATGGGGATAAACAGTGATTTCAATTTCATTTTTCTTATACCCCGCTACTGCAAACTCAATCGTTGCGTTTTCTTCGTCGTGTCGAACGATGTCGTAAGGTGGAAAGCCTGTGCCTGCATCAATGTTTCGTTCAATTTCATTAATGTGTTCCCAAAATTTTTCAATGCCTAAACTCGTAATCATATTTTTTCTCCTTATGTAAGCGAGTAGTTTTGGAGTCCCAACTTAGGCAACTCCGTATTATTTAGGTTTCTTTCTTCGTGCCTTCCTATATGGTTTTGGCACATAATCTTCAATAATCTTGAACTTCATTCCTGCCCGTGGATGCCTGTACCAGTCACGGTTTAGAATCTCACATTCGCTGGCGGCTTCTCTCCGAAGTTTAAAAAGTGAAATGATGGGTTTGTTATTACGATCATAACCATCGATCATCCACTTGTTCAATTTGACACACCAGATCCCGTATGCCATCAGACAATCCTTGTCCCAAGAGACTGAATCTCTTTCTTTGAAATGGTTGCTCCGAGTCGTGGATCTTTTTTGGTTATGTTTTGATTTTTTTCAAATTGCTTTTTGACTTTTGGAAGAAGAATTGAAAGAACATCTTCACAATTCAATTTCCAAACTTCAACAATCTTCGGACCATCGTATCGTGCAAAGTAATGATTTGGATACTTACCGATCTTGTCCTCTTTGAGATAACGCTCTTGCTCTTCCCAAGTTTCTTGAACACTGATACCATTGTATGTACCGCTGATGTTCTTGCCGATTGTAGATTTGTATTCTGCACCACCGTCTTGATCTTTTGCATCTTCACCCGAATATGTTTCGGCGATTGTGTGTCCAAGAAGTCCTGCCATATAAATCTCTCTCGATCTCGCGTATGAAAAGGGATCACCCCATCCTTGCTGACTGCAAAGTTCATACATTCCTTCATAAAGTAAACGATATTTTTCTTCGGGGGACATCATCGACTCCTAAAATACTCACGCTCAAGCCGACGAATGTTTTCACTACCTGTCGCCATCACGATTTCACCGGCGGTCTTGTGACCGTAAATCATATAACCCTTGCGATCAGGAATATGCTTGTCCACACACTTCACACAATGATGAGTGCCGGGAGCAGCCTCAAGACGAGCAGCAGGGATCACGTTTCCACAATCAATACAATTCATTTTGATCTTTCCTTCACATACCATACTACAAAGACAAACAGCATTGTCAAGCACAAAAAGGGCATCGCACAAAAGCCAAAGAAATCAAGAAGATTCATCTTACCTCCAGTAATCGTCAATGAAACCGGAACCAATGCAGACCCCACAGATCAAACCGATTGAGAATCCACCGATTGCAAAAAGAAACATTCCCATCATTCATCTCCTTGATTTTTTTTATTGATATTCACTTTGTTTAATAAAATAGGTAATGCGGTAAAGAGCAGAGTCCAAGTCAGTAATATAGTGAACCACCACCAACTATTATTAATTGCCACTAAAAAAAGTAAACCGATGATTAGCCAAAAATAACCTTTATCCATCGTTGGCTACCTCCAGAAGTTTAATATTATCGTATTCCCATTGTTCATCAGAAACATTTTCATCCAAAACTTCATTGTCGGTGCTTTCGACAAACTCCATCCACGCTTCGTCTTCGTCTGCTGAACACGACCACCACTCACGAACTTCTTTGATAAACTTTTCATCACGTTCATCGTGAAAGTTTAAAGTCACGGTCACATCTGCTTGCCATCGATAACTGTTAGCCATTGAGTTGATCTCGTTTGGGTTCATTGAGATTTTTCTCTCCAGTGATCTCACGAAGTTTTTGTGGTTTGAGATCACCGGGATTCTCCTGCGCTCGGTGAAGACTGGCTTGATATTCAGCATCAGTTAAAAGAAGTTTACGAACGTTTCCATTGTCATCAGTATGCTCTACGGTATACATTTCAATCTCCCATCAACCATCCAAAGAAACCAGTGGACTTCTTTGGTTCTGCGACATCTGTATCATCAATAAGGGAACCACGATCCAGAAGAATTGTTTCATCTTCATTTTTACCTTGAATGATTGCAAAATGTTTTGGTAAATCTTCTTTGTTCTTTGTAGCCCGCTTGGCGGCACGCTCAAGTTCTTTGTCGGTGAGAAGAAGCATCACGACATCATCGCCGCTTCCGTCCCCGTCCCGAACGTGTGTTGCAAAAAAGTAATGTTTGTCTGCTGCCCGATGAGCATTTTTGTTTTCAACTTTCATTTTTTAACCGTCACCCTTTCATAAAGTTCTTTTGGAAGTGACCCTTCCTTGTATAAAGTATTAATAGTTTTGACCTTTGCATTTGCAAGTTCCTCACGCCGCTGCGCTCGCTGACGGGCAAGACGCTTTCGTTGTTTGGACTTTGCAATTTTTTGTTTACTATTTGGCATATTTATTCTCCTAATAGGATCGCCGGGACTCGAACCCGGACTGGATGGATTTTAAGTCCACTGCCTCTACCATTGGGCTACGATCCCTTTGCCCTCCGAAGGAATGATCTCGGTGAGACTTGAACTCACGACTCTCGGATTAAAAGTCCGGTACTCTACCAACTGAGTTACGAGATCCTTCAACAGTCGCGGCAGGACTCGAACCTGCAATCTACGGATTAGAAGTCCGTTGCATTATCCAATTATGCTACGCGACCAGATTTCACCAACGTAACTTTTTACCATTACCGGATCGAGAAGTTTTGCTTCTTCCGCTAATCTTCCAAGCCTTCTTCTTACCGGGTCTTCGTGGTTTACCAATTGAAGTGATACCGCTTTTCAATCCTGTTGCGAGTGCTGCTCGTCCCATATCAATCCTCCGTCAAAAGTTGTGAACCAATGACACCAGCGACTTCACCTGTGGTTGGAATCTCAACGCCAGTAACCATTCGGGTGTATTCGTTTTCCAATTCAGTAGCGGGCGTGGTAATAAACATAATTTTTTCTGTTGGAACCACTACCCCTTCTTCTTGAATGTTTGAATACGGACACCAAGGCATCAGAGCAATACCTTTACCTTGTGTCGGAATAATCAAATGAGGCTTATTAAATTTTGTTGCCTCACCAATATTTTCAATCTTTGCGAGGACTTCTTCGCCGCTCACCAGTCTTACGATTTGAACCTGATCCATTCTTGTTTCCTTTCTTCTTGCCGAATGCAAGATCCCAATTTGATTCCCATTTCTTTTGATTCACGGGACGATAACTATCACCTTTTCCTGCCATATTAAATTGTCTCCTCTCGGAAAGACAAAGCCACACCGTTTCCAGTGTGGCTTGCCTGTGTCAAACAAACTTCTTACATTCCACAACCTGCCTAGTGGATGTCCGAAGACGTTTGGAAGTGTTGACACTTTACCTTACATTATGCGAGGGCATTTTCAACTTGGTCAACATCGACCAGTGGGTTAGCGAGAACAACACGCTTCATAGCGTATCGTTGACCGTTGCCGTTCTTCAACGCGGAAGACATCATACGCCAGTTACCGTAGTTCTCCACGATGCCACGAACGCGGGACATAGTAGCCGACACGTTGGAGATTCCAAACTGTCGTTGGATTTGCGAAGTGGTGAGATCCTTGCCCGTACCAAGGAAAGCGATAATTTGACGGGTCTTGCTGTTATTCATAACAAACTCCTAAAGTAACGGCAGGTTCAAGTGAGAAGGAAGAGGACTCTGCCGCCAGCCGTCTTCCCGTTGATGAATTCATTGTAGTGCTTGTTGATGTTCTGTCAACCCCAAAACAAGAATCCGGAAAAGATTCTTTTCAGGGTTAAATTCTAAACCAACGCGGTGTTTTTTTGAGATAGGCAACTTCGTTGAAACCAAGAATCTCACGCTCTTCGAGAATAAATTCTTCGGTTTGAAAAAGAAACTTTTTGCCTCTTTGTGAACCTTTTACCAAAGATGAAAAGAAATCTTTGATTGCATCTTTCGCAAGAGTAATCGAGTCTCTCGGACTACCACCTCTAAAGTCCATCAAAACTTTACCACGACCAGTTGCAACATTTGTGCCAAGAAGTGTAAAAGATTCTTTATCTTTATAAATTACAGAATCTTGATCGTAGTCGTTTCCGAGCCTGATGATTTCTTTCTTATCGACACCGGGAATGAAGAGAGACAACTCGTTTACAAAGCCGCCATCTTCTTCTTTGTAGCCTCCACGCATTTCAATAAATCCGTAGCCCATTTTTCTAATTTTATCTTTTAATTCTGAATGTCTTTCCATATTTTCTTGTTTGGAAAGACCACCCCGAAACGCAGAGATGACTCCGAAGGAACGGTCGCCCTCAACGTGCGATAGAATTCTTGATAGACTGGACTCGTTTAAATCTTTTCTAGGTATTTTCATAGTTTCACCAAATGTATTTATGAAAGCCAACGACTGGATTTGAACCAGCAACCTGTTCATTACAAGTGAACTGCACTACCGTTGTGCTACGTTGGCAGATGGCAATCTTCGGACAGTCAGTTGCGACCATCAGGCGATTCCAAAGTAAAAGCGAAAGAATCATTTTTCAAGTTGTGCTTTTACTTTTGCAACATAGCGGTCAAGATTTTCTTTCTTCTTGCCGGTTGCCCAGACAGCCCGTGGACCGCCGTTGTGCATACGAGCGATGTCTTCCCAAGTTGGCTTGCGTCCAAGACGCTTCTCGGTGCAGTATCGCTTCATATACTCACGGACCACACGATCAGCGTAATCACGTTTAAAACAGTCACGATAGTTCCCGCCCAAACCAGAAAACTCCACAGCGTCCGACCAGTAACTCTCCCAGACCTGATAACATCCAATAGCACGACCGCCATCGCCAACAGCGGAAGGATCGTCGCCAGACTCCACCATACGAATAGCAGCAAGTGTTTCATCAAGAGTATACTCCTTTACTGCGATGACGGTCACTGAGGCAATCGTGCCGATTGCCGATGCCATTGTGGAGGCAAGAATAAGTGAGGAAAGCATTGTAAAAAATTTCATTATTTAAAAACTCCAAGGACCGAGGTGGTCTTCATCAACAAAAATTCACCAATGGGAACGTATCCCTCTTCCAAAAAGTAAATCCGACTTCCGGGTTTAATAAGACTTTTACCTTCGGTGAATTTTTTATCATCACCAACTGCAACAACAACACCAGTATTTTTGTTTTGCTCTTTTGCGTACCAAATACCCGCGTCGGTCTTTTCTTCACCTGCATCACGCTTCACCAGAATACGATCTCCGGTCGGTTGAAGCATAAGAAAGTCAGCATCATTAACATCAATTCTTTTCGCCATATTCATCTCCTAAAAAAACTGCACCGCAGTCTATTATGTATTTCATTATTCAAAGTCGTCAAAATCTTGCTCTTCAAGTTCGCTCAAAAGATCACTCTTATAAGTTTCCATTCGATTTGCTGCGATATCGACAGATTTGACAATTTCAATTTCTTCTTCTTCGGTCAGTGAGGGACGAAGTTTCTCAAAGTTCGCTGCCAGATACTTTGCACCTTCAATGGCGAGTAAAGCATTTTGCATAAATGAATCACTTTTTGGATCTTCGTATTGAAAGAATGTCACAAACATTCGGACATTTTCAATGTGGTCTGAGGCATTGCATTTTGAGGGTTTCATTGAAGTTCAGTCTCCACCTTGGGTTCAGGGATTGTGCCGTCCATAACGTCGGACACCTCAACGTGCTTGGAAAGCAAGCAACGCAAACGATTGTAGTCATCTTCGCTGTCCTTGTCAATCGGACCACGCGAAAGTGCTTGGTCAATCATACGCAGTTCATCCGAAGAGAAACGAATTTCATAATAATCTTTGTGAAGTTTCATTTTTTATCCTTATCAATCGTAATCATCATTGCCGAGAAAGTTCCAAGTCCAACGAACAGAAGCATCAAGAGAATAAACTCAATCAACTCCGGTGACATTCCTTCATTTTCCATCGTGAACATCATCTTCCAAATCTTCGTCTTCGGGATCAATATCGTAGAACGGGATGTTGTCAAGATCCTCATCAAGATCGTCGTTGTAGTCCGTGTCGCTCACGGGCTTCGCTCGCATAATCTTGGTGGGCTTGTGTCTGAACAACCAGTCATCATCGTCATCTTCGTATTCTTCTTCAATCTTTTCGACACGAAGAACTTTAATAAATTCCACGGTTGCAGAATCTTCATTGAATCCGTTGCCGTTTTCAATCAAAGAATCAAAGTGCGACCGAAGCAAACCTTGAGCCTCGGTATCCGCAGTTGCATTCTGGCTATAGGTTCCCCAAGTATGATCCTTGAAACCAACAGCACAAACGTAACGATCCATTCCCATATCAATCCTCACACTCATAGTTAATCCCTTCCAAAATGCAGCCCTCGTAGAAGCCACCTTTTTCACATTTCTTTTGAGTCTTCACTTCTTTGACATCCATCACAGAAATTTCAAACTCTTCACGAATCGCGTCAACGACCTCCAGAAGATCCGCGAGTTCTTCTGTGGTTTGTTCTTTGGTGTTTGCACCGATCACTTCGGCACACTCTTCCATCAGTTTCGCAAAAAGGTAAGTTTGATATTCTTTGCCTTTTGCATAACGAAACTTTGAAGATTTTGCAATTCCACGATCAGCCATTACTTCACAGACTTTATCGCGGACCAGTTTGTTTGTTTTAACTTTCACCGTTTACGCTCCTACGGTTTTTTTGTTCTTTGAGGGTTTCCAGTCGGCTCTCGCCAACCAACTAGATGGTAACATATTTTCACACGCAAGGACAGGAGAAACTTTGGAAACGTGGCAAAGAAGATAACCTTTTTTTGCTCGCTTCTCTGACCAAGAAAGTTCCAGTTCGCAGCGTGGGTCTTTTGCAGTTTTGTGCCATTGATTGATCAATTCACTTTTTGACATTTTTTGAAAGATTGCATTTTCCGCCCAAAATCTGCCACTCCAGAAGTATCCACAATCCTCAGTTTTTCTTCCGGCTCCCGGCAACCAGAACATCACTGGATGAGTATTCTTGCGAAACATACCGGGAGCCATCTTTGGATTCAGGTCGGGACGCTTTGTTGGTGGAACACGCTCCACGACAGTTTTATGAAATACAAAACAATACCAAGGAAAAGAAGTAGGGCAACGCTCTTCACGACGAATATCTAAAGATTCGTGAATGGTGAAGAAGCAGTCGGTGTTCGCACAGAACGCCTGACGTTCTCGCCTATCCTTTTTTTCTCTTCGTATCACTGTTTCCATAAAAACTTTGTTATCCCTCTACAAAGTGTTGAGCAGTCAGACCAAGAGCAGCACGCCCTTCACGCATCGCTTGGTGTCCACCGTCCACGCCCATCTTGGCTTTGGCTAATTCATCAAAGGCATCAGCCGCCATTTGCTCGTGAACCTTGTGGTCGCGTGATGCAGGGTAGATGACTCCGTAATCTTCGGAACCCTTGAAGCCACCCGAAGGATCAGCACGAAAGCACATTGTCTCGTTCACTTCAAACTCTTCTTGAACCGAAGCAGAAACAAGAAAAAACCAAGTTTCATTTTCACAAGACCAAAGAGTTTGATAAAGAGAAGGTTCGTTCTTTACAACTTTATGAAAGATCATTATGCCTCCAGTCCATATGAGGATGTATATGTTTTTGTTTTCATTTGTTGGGTCGTAGTGGGCTTAGAGAATTCACTTGTCTCAGGTTTGAAGTGATAATGAGATCCAGCACGAATCAACAATTTCCAAATCTCAACACCTTGAAACTTTGAATGTTCTCTCCAATCTTCTTGGTCAGGAAATGCGTCAAGACCGCCGTGGTCAAAGAACGAAGCATAGCCGACCATCACCTTGTCTCCTTGGTGAAGAAAGACACCGACTCTTCCGCGTTGTGGATCTTCACTTTCAATATGGGCATCTGAGGGAAACAGATAATGAAACTTGTTTCCCACTCCATATTTGATGGACTCTGCATAGTGATTGCAGATCCACATTTTCATTGAATTCTTTTTTCTTTCCAGTGCTTCTCGTTCCACGATCAAGCCCCCATTCTATACTTTTCTTCTACTTGATGACAGACGGTAGAGTAGCAATCGGAGAAACCAGCCGTAACAAGTTCCTTCCAGATCGCCACAGCCGATTCTTTGTTGTAGTATCCATCCATCGCATTCTCTGACATCATCGGATGGGCGACAGATTCCATCGCTGCACCACCAACGGCAAAGCAAACACCAGTGTTGGGACAACCATCAAAAATGTTGAAAGTTTTTTCTTCATTATTGAATTTGTCCATATAGGTCCGAAGGAAGAAACCAAGAGAACCTTCGACTATCCTCTCTTCTTGGAAACGAATGCGGGCGACCTGCCATCCGGCTCTATCGTCTTCGTATGCTTTGTAAAGATTGTAAGAGGTGTATTTGGTCATAAGAAAATTTTACTCCAAAAAGGTCAAAGAAGCAAGAGGTAAGCCAGCAAAATCTGAAAAAGGTCTAGGTCAGAATTTTTACCCGCGAAAATTTTTGAAAATGAAAATTTGAAAATTGAAAGAGTATTACTGTATTTTTTACCCTTTTGAAAGAAAGGCAAACCGGGTGCTACCGCCAGAGGCTCACCCCCCACCCCGTTTTTGTATACACTGTTTTTTTCCAAATTTTGCATTTTAAATACTGCACACCGGGGTTTCCCCCGATGGCAGCGTATGAGCAGCGTCCGGTCAGGACGCGATTGCCTCAGCCGTCACGGCTTCGGTGGTGGTCGCTGGAGTAGCCAACGTGATCCCGCCGGTACGTCCACGGGTGAACGTCATTCGGTCGCCGAAGTTCTCACCCAGCCACCGACGCATTGTCGGAACCGAGCAACCAGCCGCAGCGGCAAGCATTTGCACCGTAGTGCGTCCAGAGGAAATTGAGTCTTGAATTTGTGACTCGGGAAGAACGATAACCTTTCGAGGTCGTGGCATAAAAGCCTCCTTAGATAGAACCTAACATTGGGTCGGAGAGAAGATCGAAGTCGGGATCCTCTTCCGGAACAGAGATGAGTGTGATATCGAAATCGAGCAATTCGTCGTCGTTTTGCACAATTTCAAGATTTTCATTCAAATGGGCAGTCAACACCAGAAGTCTCCTGTGTTTCTTGGGTTTCGGGGTTGGCAACCTCGCCAGAGATTTTCTCAAACAACTTGAGGAAGTCGGCTTTGGTTTGCTCGTCGAAGCGAGAGATGCCCATCTCGACAGCCTTATGTTCCTTGCCGAAGATGGCGAACGCCTTGAGGATCGACTCCAGACGGCGGGTGGTGATGATATCAGTGCTTGCACCGACATCGTAGGACTTGCGAATGTTGGAAGCCCAAGTTACCAGCGATTGAATGTAGTCCTTGACAGACTCAGCATCCAGACCAAACTTGGAAGCCTTTTTGCTGAGAATGTCCTTCTCTTTGGCTTCGGTGGCGTAAGGTTGCTCAAGCGTCACGGGGAAGCGGTCGAGCATCGCTTCGTTCATAATGCCCGTATGAGCGAACGAACCAGTTTCGTCGCCTTTGCCCTTGGTGTTGGCGGTGGCGACCACGGTGAATCCCGGAGCAGGCTTGACCCATTCGCCGGTCTTCTTGACGTAGATCGCGTTGCCTTCCAGAAGAGGCTGGAGACACATAAGAGCAGGACCGCCAAGGTCGATTTCGTCGAGAAGAAGAATCGCACCTTCTTTGGCAGCGAGAACGGCAGCACCATCGACCCAGACGGTATCGCCATTGACCAGACGGAAACCGCCGATCAAATCGGATTCGTCAGTTTGTCGCGTGATGTTGACACGGAAGCAAGTTCGCTTCGCATTCGCGGCGGCTTGCAAAATCATTGTGGTTTTTCCGTTGCCGGAAAGACCAGTGACATAGACGGGGTAAAACTCGCCGGAGCGGAGGATACGCTCAACGTCCGAGTGATGACCCCATTTGACATATTCAGCCATTTTGTCGGGAATGATGCGAGACTCAGCACCAGCCATCTGCATCACGGTAGCCGCAGGAGCGGGAGCCGGAGCAGGAGCGGGAGCGGGAGTCGGATCGTTGGCTCCACCTTTCAAGCCGATGACCGATGGGGGAGCCGGAAGCGGTTTGGTTCCGTTGACAAACGAAGAAATGTCCCATTGACCACGGGACACTTTAAAATCGCAAGAATTTGCTCGGAACCACAAAGGAATGCAAGATCGACCAGTTTCGGCAGCGACCGCATCACAGGCGGCAACGTCGAAACGGGTGGAACCAGTTGCAGAAAGGGCTTCAAGCCACTCGCGTCGGGATTTGTTAAGTTTGCTCATACCCCAAGAGTGTAACCGAAAGCCCGCCAGCCTTCAAGCCTCTTTCTCAAGAAAACTGACAGATCGTGTCAGTGGCGGAAAAAATGCACGAAAACGTTCATTTGTCGCATTTCCAACCAAAAACGGGAGCCGTGTCGCAAAATACAAGTTTTATAGCAATTTTCCGTCAAAACCTCCTTTTTTGCCTCTGAAAGCCATTTTAACTGCTGGTTGTCGGAAATCAAGCCTAAAATGCTCGATTTGCGACACGGCTCCCGTTTTTGTGTCATTTTGCGTCATTTTTGCACTTTTTTATGCTTTTTTGCGTCAAAACGGTCGAAACTGACACATTTTGACAGTTTTCTAGGCTAAAGGCATAGACGGTGGCACAGTTTTCGCATACAATCTAGGCGTGAGTAATGCCCTTCCTACCGTTTCCTCTGGTTTTGCCAAACTTCTTGCCACCGAAGACATTAGCGTTAACATTGATTCAACCGCACCAACCGCGTCCTTTGACGTTGAGTCGCGTGTTCTGACGATGCCCGTCTGGGAGAAGATGTCCGAGCAACTTACTGATATGCTCTTGGGTCACGAAGTGTCCCACGCTTTGCATACAACTGACGATAACTTGCTGGCTACCATTCGCAAGTTGTCTCAAGACGCTGGCGTGCCTTTGGCAATCGCAATGGGTGGTCTGAACATTGTCGAAGATGTTCGGATCGACCGCTTGATCCAGCGACGTTATCCCGGTTTGCGTAATGACTACGCTGCTGGCTATCCCGAAATGCGGGAAATGAACCTGTTTGAAATTGATCCGGACGAAAACCTCGACGAGCGTTCGTTCCTTGACCGCCTCAACCTTCACGCCAAAGCCTACAATGGCGAGATCGCTTTCTCCGCCGAAGAGCAAGTCTTGGTGAATCGTGCTGAGAACACCGAGACTTACGAAGAAGTTTTGGAATTGACCACCGAAATTTTGAAATTGGTGGCTGAACATCACAAACAAAACCAAGAAAAGCAAACCGTCTCTGAGGGTGAAGCCGACGAATCAAACGAAGGTATGCCCAGCGACGAGACTGGCGAGCAAACCGGCGAAAACGGAACCGAGTCCGAAGGCGAAGAGTCCAAAGACGGTGAGGGTGTTGAAACCAAGGGTGACGGCACGATGGAATCCGCCAAAGAAGCCGAAGACGATGGCTCCGAAGCCGAGAGCGAAGAAGGCGAAGCGGAACCCAGCGACGGCGGCGGCTCTGAGGCTGACGGTCAAGGCTGGGATGAGCAAATGCCAGCATCGGCTGATGCTCTTTCCAAGTCGCTGCGAGATATGGCGATGAACGAAAACATCGAGAGCCACTATGAAAGCCCAACGCACTCCACCATCACCGCTCCCAAGGCACTGACTCAGTACGCTGTTCAAACTCTCGAAGAGTCACGCCGGTTGCTCACGCAAGGTATTACTGCGTTCACCTTGGACCGAGCCGCCAGCACCATCGGTGACTTGCGAGCCACTGCGACGATGATGGCAACGGCGTTTGAGCGTAAGCAAGCCGCCCACGTTGACCAACGAACCCAAATCGCCAAGTCCGGTGATCTGGATCTCGATCAACTTCACAACTACAAATTGACTGACGATTTGTTTCTTCGCAACGAAGTTCGTCCCAATGGCAAGAATCACGCCATCACGGTGGTCATCGACTGGTCGGCTTCAATGCGTGGCAAATGCACTTCCACGGTGCGTCAAGCCGCCACCTTCGCTATGTTCTGCCAAAAGGTCGGCGTTCCTTGCGAGGTCTTCGTCTTCCAGTCCGGCGGCGGCATTGAGTTTGAATGCTTTGAACCCGGCAGCGATATCAAGGGTGGATGCCGAAACCTCAAGGTTCTCGACACTCGCGTTCGTCGCAATCTCTTTATGATGGATGTCCAGCGAATGTTGGCTCTGGGAGCCTGCACCGATGGTGGTTATGTCACTGGCTTCCGCCTTGGTTGCACTCCTTTGGGTCAATCGGTCGCCATCACCAAGTTCACCCACGGTCAATTGATGCGTGAGACTCAAGCCGAGATCGGTTCGATCATCTTCCTTACTGATGGTGAGGGTGATTCGGGTGTCCAGTATTCTAAGGCTGGCAAGGAAACCACCACTATCGTTGACCCCCACACCCGTCGCACGATTGTCTCCGGTGGACGGTATGGTTGCCAAACCATCTTCGACTGGGTTCGTGCCGAGACTGGTGCAAAAATCATCAATTTCTTTATGGTCAACAAGAAGGAAGGCAAGCGAGTTCTCGAATATCGTAACGAATGGGATCACCGTGACGCTGCTCTCAAGACTTGGAAGGATGAGTCTTGGGGACAGATCGGTGACGATTGGGCAAAGCGTGATGGTTGGGATGCTGGCTTCGTTGTCTACGACAAGGCGGCTGATGACTCCGAGCAGGAGGATGCGATGGCTGGCTTGGATGACGATGCGAGCAAGGTCAAGGTTCGTAATGCGTTCATCAAGGATATGCAGAGCAAGGTCGCGGCTCGTCCGTTGGTGGAGCGAATCACCGAGATGATCGCCTGCTAAAATAAAAAAAATAAAAAATTAATTACTCACCGCTGGCGACCCGAAAGGGTCGCTGGCTTTACTTACTACCTCTATCATTCCTCTTCACACATCTTCACACATCATTCCCCTCTCTCCCAGAAAAATCACGAAATATACTTTTTTTTAGTTATTATCCACGATTTTAGTATTTGACTTTTTAAAACTCACCTATACAATATCGAAATGTCTTCAAAGAAAACCATCAATTCTTCACATATTGAAACTCTCTTGTCTTGTCCTTTTGTTCATCACATTCGTGGACGTTGTGAAAAGTTTCGTATCAATTTTTCATTGTCTCTTTCATCTGATTGTCTTTGTGTTTCGGATGGTGATACGACTGATGGATTCTTTGAACCACCCACTCGACACTCACCCGGCACTCTTTGTCTCTCTGTTGCCGGTAAAGAATTGAGTGAAATTTATCATACTCTTGCCCACGAATTTTGTCATCTTGAACAATGGGTTCGGGATGATGCACTCTGGGTCAAGTGGATGAAGCGTTCTTCTCGTAAGGCGACTCTTGCTCTTGAAAGACAAACCGAAGAGGAGGCTCTTGAAATGTTACAGAAATGGTATTTGTTTGATGATTCGATGGAGATCAGAAAAACTAAATACCTTCGTAGATTGGAGAGTTTATAATGCCAACGTATGAATATCAATGTAAAAAATGCAATCATCAATTTGAATCTTTTCAGTGGGTGGACTCCAGACTTCAACCTACAAAGGAACCTTGTCCTTCTTGTGCAGAAAAAGCCGTGAAGCAAGGTTTCTTTACTGCTCCCTCGATGACAGTCGATGACAATCACCGAGTGGATAAGCCTCACAATGCCAACGGCTTTCAGGAAGTAATGGAGCGTGTGACGAATGCAGCCGGAGTCAAGAATACGAAGTACGAGAAAGAACTTCGAGCCAGACATATGTTCTAAAGGAAGAAAGATGAAGATTGATCCACGTTTAAACGAAGAAATTTTTAATCCTGACGATCCACTCAATCCACTTGGAATGCCCGGAGTACCTAATAATCCGGAGAATCCACTCTTTCCGCCGGACACTCCTACGTTGCCCACACCAGATGGTCCTCCATTTAAACTCCCACCTCCAGTACCCGGAATGCCAAACCCTTGGAATCCAGATGGTGTGCCTGATGATGTTCCAGACGTTCCTAAAGGCACTCCGGGATTTATTCCAGATGATTTTCCTGATGGATTGCCGGACAACTTTCCCGATCGTGGAACTCAAGGACACTGGTGGTGGCGTTGGATAAGTCAGTGGAAAAAATACTATGAAGACTTGATTAATTTGATTACTAGTAAAATAAGTGATCTTCAAAATGAGTTGATAGAAATTCAAGAACTGATTGCTGATATGGAAGATGGCGGGGTAGGCAACGATGATCCACAAATGAGAAGAGCGAGGGCTACCTATAATAGAATACGCGCACAAATTGCTTTTCTACAACAACAATTAGCAGATGTAAATCGGCAATTGCGATTAATCTTAGCAGAACTCGCCGAGTTCTGGAGTACGATTAAAAGAGGCGTTCCCACTACTTGGAAAAAGATCAAAAGAACAATCAAAAGATGGTTTGAAAGACGTAGAAGAAGTAGAAGGAAACCTCCCTTCCCACCAAGAAGAAGAGGTCCGCCCGGATCTGCATCTGTAGATGAAATTTGGGACAGCCTTTTTGATACAGATTTTTCTGGTTCAATGTCATACACGGGTCTTCAATGGGCTGTTATCATTGAGGCTATGTTCCTTGATGGTGTTGTTGGTGGTGGTTATACATCAGGTGATCAAAGCGATTATGCTATTTTTCAAAATATGATTGATGGTGTGTATGAATTCTTTACAGAATTCAATGATCCAAATCAAACATACTCATACGATGATTTTATTGCAATCCTTGATGGATGGATCGCAGATGGAGAGCAATACAATAATCCCTTCTCACCACCAGATGAGCCGCAAGGTTTAGAGGGTCCACAACAAGGTAAAGAATTAAATATCAAAGTTTCTTCTACCCCCACAACACCCACAATTACGCCATCAGCACCCCCGATGGGTGGACAAGGAGCAAGTCCAGAAGGTGAGTTTGCCAAGGCATTTGCTCGCTACAACAAGGGTATTCAAGGAAAAGGTATTCGATGAGACTCAATAAGAGAGACATTTTTGAGGGCTGCTCCTCTTGTAATGACGAGAGAATCAATGAACTCCTTCAAAGGTTGAAAGAGGAAGTATCTTGGGATCCAGATTTTTTTCCGGGCTTGTTTGACCGCAGCGATCAAGACTCTGATGGTGACGGTTATCCAGATTGGGTAGAAAATCTAAAAGGAACCGATCCTAACGATCCTAATTCAACACCCTTTGAATTTGAAGATTGGGATGATTGGTTAGAATGGTATGAAAGTCAGAATCCAATACTTCAAATTATTCTGCAAATACTTATCGCTGAACTCGGATGGCGTGTGGTTTTACTTTTCATCCCCGGTGGTGGAATCGCACTAGCGGCTGGAGGATTTTGGTCTTTCGTTAGAAAACTAGTTATACTTTTTGAAATATACGAGGGCGCACAATTATTGCAAATGATCTCAGAATTGGTGCTAGAATTCTTTGGACTTGAAAGTAATGTAATTGATTTGATTGATTGTCTTCTTAGTGGTGGGACAAATTGCTTTGACGCATACAAACCAGAGGACTTTGATATAACACAAAACCCTCTTGATCAAAAACAATTCCCTGATGTGGCTCCATCCAGACCAAAACCTGTAATTACACCTCTACCAAATCTACCAGATGATCTTCCCCCTCCCACACAACCATTTGGTCCCGGTGGAAATAATCCAATCCCGTAAGGAAAGAAGATGAGACTTGATCCACGACTAAGAAAGGAAATTCGATGAAAATTAATCAACGTTTTGATGAAGAAGTAGGGGGTGATATTCCATTCACCCCTCCACAGAACCCATTGGATGTCACTCCGCAGGGTGTTCCCGAATTCACTCCGGATGAAGTGGGACCAAACACGATTGATCCACGATTGTTGTATACCGATCAAGCACAAGGTTTTCTCGGTATCAATCCAGATGACTTTCCCGGTTGGGCTGGTGGAACAATCACTTTAGAAAACTTTGAAGAATTTATTCAATATCTTATTGGACAAGGATTTGGTCACACAAGAGCAGATCACCCTGATAACTTAACTATTGAAGAAATCTATGCGGCAGTTCAAGCGATGTTGGGTAACTACGAAAATTGGAATGATTTTTCAATTACACAAATGATTATGTTTCTTTATTATATTGGGGGACCGGAGGGGTTTAGCGGAACAGTCTACCTCGATAGTAGGGGTAATCCAACAATTGGATATGGTTTTACACGAAATGCCGAAGGTCTACAAGAAGCATTGGATTATATCAATGCAACATACGGAACCAACTACACGATTGATGGATTGTTCGGTGGTTCACAGACATTGACGAGAGCGCACGCAGGAATCATTCTTTCTCTTATCTCGGTGAAATATTTTAGTATTGTAAATAAAGGTCTTGCGAAACTTGGCTTTACAATGGACAGTCGTGGACTGAATATGATTTTTCAAATTTTATTCAGTCTTGTGTATCAAGGCGGTGCAGGATTCTTTGATAAATTCCCAAAAATGATAAAAGCCTTACTTGAGGGTCGTTTTATGGACGCTTGGTTACAACTCATTTATGTGAATGGAACTCCTGCAAGTGGGACTACAGATTGGTATGAACAAACGCGAGCAAACTCCCCTCGATTCCAAATGATTTACCAACTTTTCTATTGGCTTTTCATATTCTATGGAATCACACCAGATGGACCCGGAGTGGGACAACGCCCACCAATTCCGGGTGGCGAACAAGTTGTAAGAACAACACCAGACTTTGTGGGTGATGATGATCCCGGATTAGATCCTGATTTGTTTGCGAATTTAGGTGAATCTAATAATCCTTTGATTGAATCATTTAAACATTTTAATAATATTTCACATAAGGGACTGAGATGAGACTTGATCCACGACTTGATGAGGAGTTGGGTCCGGGTTTCACTCCCGCACCAAGTAACGTGCAGATCAATACAGGATCTTTTAGCGGTATTGCAGGTGCGGCGGATGATGTTGTCACATCCGGTGAAAAATCTGCAAAAGTCAAAGTGGTTCGTGATAAAAATACCGGAAAGTTAACTCTTCAATCAGTCGTGACGGTCTATGCAGGACCGGATCGTGGTTTTGTTGAAGTCGATGACGATGATGAAAGATTGTTTTACAATCGCAGAGTCGCAAGGCAATCAGTCCAACAAAATATGGACGTTGCTCGTTTCCTTGCACAGAATGGTATGGGTCAGTCGGATGCAATGCGTCTTGCCCAACGTGGTGCAGAGGATGGAAATGAGATTGCCAATGGTCGGCGTGCCACTTCCTTCTACGGTAATGGTGGCAACTCTTCAATGATTAATCAAAGAAACTCACGAGACTTCTATTGATGAAAAGTTTCAAGCGTTTTTTAAGTGAAGAAGATCAAGGACCGAATGAGTGGGAAAAGTGGAGATTGATGTTAAGTAAAGCCTATTTTAGCGAATCGGGCAATATCGACAATGAAGGATTTTTAGGGAGATTTAGAATGACAACCGGAGTTCGCTCACTTGGTTCTCCCTATGTGACACAGACTATGCTCGATCACTTTGACTTCAACGGTGATGGAATCATTGGTCAAAATGATATCGCCTATGGTCAAATTATTTCAACTGCAATCTTTTATTATGGTATAGAAAATGGAGTTGATAATGTTCCTCCGTTTATGATCGCGTCTGAGTGGAGAGAGAATTGGGAGTCAATCAATGAACAGTACGGATTTGATTTCCCAAATCCAGATGGATTCTTTGGCATTCCTGATGTTCCAGATGGTAATTACCCGGATACTTGGGATCCAGATGATGCTGTTCGTTTAAGTGTTGATTTTTTACCCGCTGTCGTTGATGGCTGGACTAATATTTCAGGCACAATTAGTAACACAGCAACTTTTGCTGATTTGTATCCAGAAATGTTCGCAGAATTATTACAAATGTACGATTTTAATGGCAACGGAAAAATTGATGGTGGATTTCCTCCAAATCCAAACAACTATAACGTAGATTCCTATCTTGCATATTTTATATTTGAGATTCTAGCAGCAAGGGGATTTGATACATCACAACAACTACCCGAATCTCTTTATGGTGCAGGAGGATTCGCAAATCTTGTTCAAACCTACTTCTACACAAGAGGAGATATGAGTGATACATTGAGTGTTATCCTTCAACGAATTATTGACTCAGGCTATGTGATTCCAGAACTTCCTGCTCCACCACCCCCACCACCAGAAGAAATTCCTCAATCACAAGCACCGCCACCTGAGATTGGTATGGCATAAATAAAGATATGAACTTTGACAACGCATTTGAAAAAGACTCAAGAGTTGCCATTCGGATTCAGACTCCGATGCCTGACTTTGATAACAAGGTCGGTGGACTGAATCCTGCCGGTTTGGATGTCGGTGGTATTACAGATAAAGTCGATGCAGTCAAAGAGAAAATGCTCAATGATTTTCTTGAGCCTCTGATGGATGCAGGGTTGATTGTTCTGCGAGGCAAATCTCACGACACGGCAGAGTTTATTGTAAAAAATCCTGCCGATCAAGAAAAAATTGTGCAAACCGCACAGACGATTGGTTTTTTGTTGAATGATGCCGGAGAAAAGGCTGCACAACAAAGAATTCAACAGACTCAACAAGCGGCACAGGTGATGCCACAAGAGTTTGCTCAACAGTCCTTCCAGCAACTTGGCATTGAACCACCCAAGCAACAGCAACAGGGCGGTGGTAATCCAATGGCTGCAATGATGGGTGGTGGCGGTATGCCACAACAGCAACCACAACCACAACAACAGCAACGACCGGAAGTCGGTATGCCCGGAAAGGGTATGCAGCCCAGACCACAACAGGCAGACGCACCGACACAACGTATGCGTAATCTGCAAAAGTTGATGGTGAGCGGTGGTCTTGAACCAACCAAGGAACCGTCAAAGACAGGACTCGGAACGATTAGTGATCCAAAAGTCGCTCGTTATATGATTACTGCAATCTTCAATGGCAATCCCACAACAGATGGAGAAAGAATCCATAAAGATATGCGAAATCGTTTTAGGCTTATGGCTGGCGGGATTGATAATTCAGCAGGGGATGGGACATTTTCATTAAATTTTTCAACCAAAGATGAGTCAAGAGCAAATGAATTAGTAAATTATATTGAAGCAAAATTTAAAGATAATTTAGAAATGATTCTTACAAATCGTGAGGATCTTGAAATTGCCTCTCAGAAAAAACAGGGTCTTGATCCCACAACAGGAAAACCATTGGGTCAACAACAACAAGGTGGTGGAATGATGCCGGGTATGGGCATCGGTGGTATGAGCGAGGAAAGAGCCTTGCCGCTTCGTCTGAATCCTAGAGTGGATGGTAGTGAGGAAGAGGGAGATGCTGCACCGCCGCCGCCAACTAGTAATCCCTTGATGACATCAAATGTAAACACAGCAGGTGGATTCACACAACACGGATTTAGTTGGGAAGACTTCTTCTGTGAATTCTTTGGTATTTGTGGTGATGACATCAACATAGAGGATGATGGAACAGATCCAGATGGACCCGCAGACGGCGACGATGACATCCCAGATGCAGACACACCCGGACTTTACCCCGCGATGGGATTCCCAAAAGGAGAGGAACCAGATGAGCGATTCCAATAAATCTATTTTTACAAAAGCCCTTCAAAATCTTAATCACCCGTTGTTGTCCGAGATTACACGACGAACCACCTATCGTGGTCACTCTCCCGGTGTCAAGCCAACAACAGGCATCAAGTTGAACCTCCCCAAGACCTCAACGATGGCAGCAAAGATGGAACGTGTTCTCGCAGACAAGTCACCCGAAGGCAAAAAGCGAATGAAGCAAATGAACAATCTGGTCATCGGTCGTGAAGAGGACGGCGACAAGATTAGCCTTGAGTTCAAGACAGCATCATCCCGTGAGCGATTCCGCAAGATGATGAATGAACTTAGCGAGAATGTGCATCTTGACGAAGCAACTCAACACATCGTAAATGTCAATGTAAGCAGAACAGGTTTTAGAAAACTTGAAGCGATGATTGCAAGTCTTGACGGATACCGAGAGTCAGATTATAGTGATGGGAAGGCGAGATTTTACTTCGACGCAAAGAAACACGATAGTGCTGAACGAAAGAAGGTAGCAGAGTTTATCAAGAAGACTCGCGGTGCGGAGTTTAGTCACGCAATCAAGGAAGATGTGCAACTTGACGAAGGCAGCGAAATACTCTTCTCGTTTGACAACCCAATGAAAGCCGGTGCATTTGCAACTCGTATTAAGAGAGACAAACTTGCAAGTGAGGTAGATCGTTATGTCAGCGGTCGCAAAGAAATGGTTCAAATCATTATGCACCCAAACGACTACGAGAGAAACGATATTGAAAAGTTGGCAAAACAATACAAAGGTCAACTGCGTGAAGAACGAGCAATGACATATGTGATTGATCGCAAAACAAAGAAAATTGTTCACGGTCCCACTGACACAGGGGACGCGAAACTTTACTTAAAGAAACAAATTCAGCCCGGAAAGTTTATGATTAGACAAATTCGTGGTGCAGCCAAGAAAGTTGGCGATACAGTATAATTTCAGGAGTCATTATGCAATTAGGTGGTGTGGCAAGTTCAGTGGTTATTGGTTTTTTAGGTGGTAGTTTGATTCGGCTGTTTACAGGTCCGTTGATCGAATTACCAAACTTCTCAGAAGTTGAGGTCAAACCTACACAAAGAGTAATCTTCGTTCCCAAGAGAACAGAAGATGGCAGTATTCAGTATGTGTTGTCGCGTGTTGAGGATGCGAATAAACCGTTTGTCCCATCGGGTGATTTTTCGATGACACCAGAAGAGTGGGAAGTTTTAGTTAGGCAACTCAATCAACTCAAGAACGCCGATACCTCAGACGTAGATTTAGCAACGTCAAGATAAAGAAAATACTCAGCATTCCCGGTTCCGGAATTGGAACACCTGCTAATGGTGGTATGTATGGATCAATCGGTGATGCCGGAATGTCGATGGGTTCAACTGTTTCTTCGACAAATTGTTCCACATCATCAACTTCAACAGGTGGGGTTGGGTCGTTTGTTTCGTAATCACCAACAATCACCTCACCAGCATCGGGCTGACGAGAGTTGAGGATTGCGGGAAGATTTTCAAGAAGGTCGGGTGTGTCTTGAATAATTGTATCAATTGCCTCCAATTCTCCAAGTGCAAAATCTTTTTCAAAAAAATCAAGAAGATTGGTTTCATCGGTGGGTTCGGGGATGCTTGGAATGCTTGCTGATTGATCTTCTGAGGGTGGATCTGGTTCCGGCTGCTCCTGTTCTTCCTCTTGCTGCTCCTCTTCCTCTTGCTGCTCCTCCTCTTCCTCTTCTTCTTCCTCTTCTTCTTCCTCTTCCTCAGACTCTTCTTCTTCCTCTTCGTCCTCAGACTCCTCTTCTTCCTCTTCTTCGGCTTCCTCTTCTTTATCTTTATCTTTTTCGCCCTCTTCGTCCTCGTCCTTAGAATCCTCTTCGTCCTCAGTGGACGGGGTGGCTTTCTCAGCGTTCTGAGAGCCAACACCGGATCCCGACCCTCCCAGACCGCCAAAGCCGCCACCGAAGCCTCCTAGCCCCGGAAAGACGATTTCACCATTGGGTCCGACCTGCATACCCATCGCAGCAGGATCAAGACCGATGCCGGAAGCAGCCTCGCTAATGGCTTCGGTATCACCAGATACGACACCATCAATAACACCAACAATCTGACCGATCTCATTGACGGCTTCTTGACCGACCAATGCACCGCCAGCGGAAGCAGCAATTGTTAATCTTGAAAGTTTCTTTTCATTTCTTCGATGACGTTCTTCACATTCTTGTAAAAGATCAATGGCACTTTTGAATTGTTTTGTTTCACATTCACGCAGTTGTTCCAACAGCGATTTAGGATCCAAGAGATCCTTTAAAGCATCATCATCGTTTTTTGACATTAAATTGCCTTTCTTGCAATTCGTGAACGATAGGTACGGCGTAAGGCACGATTGATAATTTGATTCTGACGAATCATCATATCTGCGATTTCCGTCGCTTCGACATCACTATCATTTGTATTTGCAAATGCAGAAGGTCTTTCTTCGACAAGATTTGAATCAAAAGACTTCTTTTCATTTAGATTAACAATGTGAGAAGCGTTGTTTTGTTTTCTATTCAATTTCATTCTTCAATCCTGACATTGTATGTATACAGCAACAAAATAGAATACTACATAATATCACGGAGATAATCTATAAATGGCATCTACCACAACCACAAAATGGCTCACTCCATCATTCGTCGCAACTGTTGTTGGATGGGCATTGACAATTTCAATTTTTATCTGGAACTTCTCTGCAAATCACGCAGAAATGGAGTACCGTATCCAGTCTCTTGAAGAGAAAAACACGGCATTGGAAGAAAGAATGAAAGATGCCGATGCTCTCCGAACCACAATTCAAACCCAACTCGCAGAAATTAAAACGGATCTGATTTGGATTCGTAATGAACTTTCAACACGGAAGGATAACTAATGTATTTCAACCCACCCACCGGAAAAAATCCATCAAACCCGTTTTATCACAGATCGATTGAAGAACAGCGTCGAGAGATGCAAGAAGCCGTGACGGTCGAACTTGAATTCAAGAAAGATGCCGATGGTGCGGCTGCCGTTGGTTCCGAAACTGGACGCAGAGGTTTGGTTGTCAGTGGCAAGAAAGTCAAAGATAAAGTTTATAAAATGACTTTTACAAATAATGCCACAATGAATAAGTTTATGGACAAATATGAAAATAAACTGAACGAAGGCATTGAAGAACTTGAAGAAGCCGTCGTTCAGGTTGGTTTTAAAGATGATTCTGCTGGTGCTGCCGCAGTGGGTTCCGAGACTTCACGAACAGGTTTGCTCGTTGGAGGCAAGAAAGTCAAAGATGGAACATATCGTCTTACCTTCAAGAACGACCGTATGAAAGATAAATTTATGAAGAAATACAATTCAAAGATTGTAGATGCGGTTGAACTCAACGAAAGCACAGCCGAGTATCGTGCGATGATGAAGAGATACAAGGGCAGCGATATGGAGAAGGTCTTCAAGATGCTGCGTGATGAGGGCTTCAAGGTTGGTGAGCAAGATGACACTCTCGTTCGCAATCTGCTCAAGAGACACAGAGGTAATGTCAAGAAGGTCGTTGACCAGATTGTGAAAGACTACCCCGGTAAGTTTGATGTCAACAGAATGATGATGGACGATGTGCAGGTTGATGAAGAGAAAAAACTTGACTCAAGAGGTTTAGGTGTGACTCGTCAGAGTGGTCTTGGCTCAAAGGCAACCGCAAGAAATATCGTAAAAGGTCTGGGCGATGCTGACGGTCCATTTACAGTTGTTGCAATGAAGAGAGACAAGGTAATCAAGCAAGAAACCACCAAAAGAAGAGATATGCTTCCTGCCATCATCAGCACGATGCGAAAGGAAGTCGGATCTGGTGTGACTATTGCTATTGAAGACAAGAAGGGAACCATTCGTAATACCTTCAAAGAAAGTGTGCAACTTGATGAAGAAGTGCAAAACGTTGGAATTCATTATGTTATTCTTCAACAATTTCTTCGCAGTTATTGGGGTCTACCGCCACAAAGTCCCCAGAGCGGACCACCATATGGTGACGCTGGTGATGGTGTAATCCCTCCAGATATGCTTAGACTTATTGACTATGATGGAGATGGTCAAGTAACTATGAATGATTTAAATATCAGTTTGTCTCTTTCTCCACCCCCTCAAGAGTATATTGATATGATGCCTCCGGGAACAGCAGTGCTTGGAGTTCCCGCATACTGGTATCAGGCGGTGAATGGTATTCCTTACTATTGGTCTGCTACGAATGTTGTTCAAGAACCTGCGATGACCAAACAAGAATTGCTAAAGTTGCTTCAAAAGGATGCAATTACATACAATAATCCTCCAGAGGATGCACCTACTCTACAAAGCAAGGTTCCAATCGAGCCACCAAGTGGAGATGGTGGATTCCCACCTGATGGGGTTCCGAACCCCTTCCCCCCAGAAACAATCAAGTTTGGAAAGCCGCAACCAAGTGATGGTGGTCCGAATAATCCTCCGTGGCTCCCACCACAATTAGGTATGATGGAAAGAAAAACCATCGACAATTTCAAGGATTATATCGCAGAGGGAACCGACTAATGTATTTCAACCCACCACAAAACAATCACAATGATTTCTATCATCCACTGAATCAAAAGTTGAATGAACAGAAATTCACCAAGGCACGAGTGATGTTCAAAAACGCGAGCGATGCAAGGCGTGATATGAGAGTTGCCAAGGAAACTGGCTTGTATGAGCGTGCTACAGAAAAGCCGAGTGGCAAAGGTCGTGTTTATGAAATCACTTTCAAGAGTGAAGGTCAGTTCCGACGCTTTATGAGTCAATTTGAAGTTGATCTGATGGAGTATCCACTCAAAGAAAGCCGTGACGATTTTGACTACCTTGACGTTGAGGCTGCACGACAAGATGCCAAGTTGGAAGCACCAAAAGTTGTAAAAACAAGAAAAGGCTATCAAGTGATGGTTTACAGCCGTAAGGTCAAAAAGTTCATTCCACAGGGACCACCCCACAGAAGCAAAGCCGCAGCCGAGAAGGATGCGAAGATGTTTGAGGATGTGCAACTTGATGAAACCGTGAAAACAGCATTCAAGGGTAGAATAGGAAACAGGTTGACAAAACCCAATTCTATTGGCTCTCGTATGCTGCAAAATTTTAGAAAAAATGCCAAGCCCGGTGATGGCTTTTACGTCATTGATGGCGGCGGCAGTTTTGCTGTTGAAATCTATCGTGTTGATGAAATGCCATATGGTGATGAAGTCAAAAAATTAGGTGATTCTGATACGCAAAACATTCGTGGTAAAAAGAGCCTTGTGCAACTTGTCGCAATCAAGGAAGATGTGCAACTTGATGAGACTAACTTCCGATTCCCACAGCCCGGAGAGGATTATGGCGACCTTGCAAAGTCCATCAGTGATCCTTCGGGAAGAGCCTTCCCTGATATGAGTAAGGCTGAACTAAAGAAGAGAAGTGACGAAGTTGATCGTAAGTTTGCAGCGGTGATGCGTAAACATAAACGCACGAAAGTCGGTGAGGTGCTTGACCTTCTTGACAAGGATGGTGGTACAAGACTTTACAAAGATAGTGACATCAAACAAATTGGCAAATATCTCACTAAATTCAAAGACAATGTAAGAAAAGTCGCACATCAAATGATGATTGATGTAATGGAGGGCGACGATTACTTGGCAAAGAAAAGAATTCCGGTCAGGGAAGATACAGAGATTGTGAATTTCAATTTTAAAAATAGATCAGATGCAATTGCATTTGGTCATCAGGCAAAGAAACAGGGTCTTGCTCTTCGTGCCAAGGAGTTTGAGTCGCAGGGCAATGAGACATCACATCTTGCCGTTGACACAAGTAAATTGAAAACCATTGGACCCAAGTTAAAAAAATTAGCCAAGAAGTATATGGGCAAATACAGCACGACCGGCGGTGGCGAAGAAATTGATAAAATGATGCGTGAGGATGTGCAACTCGATGAAGCAACTCCCGGTGACACAAGAGTAGTGACCAAGGGCGACCAGAACCAGTACGAAAGAATCTCTCGTGCCTTGACTGCTGCTAAAAAAGCAGGAAAGATTGCTGGTTATGAGGGTACTGTCTTTAATCGAAGTAAAGGTGAAGTCACTCTTATCTTTGACACCAAGGCACACAAACCTGCGAGTGAAAGACGTAAAGTGGCTAAGATGATCAAGGACTTCGGACTTGAATTCCACCATTCTATTGAAGAAGGCTTACGTCAAGCGATGTCCGGTCCACGCGAAACTGAATCCCAGAAGCGTAAGCGTATGGAAAAAGACAACTTTGATCTTTACAAGAAGCGACAAAATAGAGTCGCTGCTTTGCGTGGTGACAAGTCCAGCCGACAACTCACTTCAAAGCAACAGCGTGACTACCTACGTCGGGTAAATCTCGATCAGATCAGAGCGATGGAGGACGTTGATATGCAAAATGTCACCGCGTCACAACTTCGTGCAATCAAAGAAGCAAAAGTTTACAAAACTCTTAATAATTTAAGAAAGGAAAATGACAATGGCTGAAGACGTATTTTATGGCAATACCCGTGACGGTAGAAGTCGCTACTCGGACCCTACATCTGTTGGTTCTTTTATCGTAGGTCAACACAGTGTAACAACGGGTGGAACCACGATGTCTAACGCTGATTTGAACTCTGGTGTTCGTATCAAGGCAGACGGCGGAACAATTTATGTTGGTGGATCTGGTGTCACATCATCAAATGGATACGCATTGGGCAATGAAGATGAGGTGTTTATTGACATCGATTCGATGAACAAAGTTTTCGTGGTGGCAGCGTCCGCTGGATTCACCGCGTCTTTTATCGCATCTTGAGGTAAACCTTGAAACCCACAGCGATCAAAAAACAAAATAGACAAATCCTTCCAGCGAAAAGTAGGCTGTGGACTCCCACCCATCTTAGACACGTTATTGCGTGGCACTCTGTTCGGCGGTTCGAGAATGCCACGGCAGACTCCGCACAAGAGTTTTGGTATGACACTATCGATTCCCCGAATAATACGTTGCGACAAACCTCAGCAGCAAAACAACCCCTCGCAAAAGTTTCTAGTGATTTTGGAAATAATAAAGTTTTAGATTTTGATGGGTCAAATGATTTTATGGTTAATTCAACACCACCAGACTCACTTGATATTGCGGATGGTGATTTCTTTTTCTGTGCCGCCATTGCCGCTGCTACAGACACAAGTAATCAAACTATTATGTCATTACAAAGAGAATCTGCTGATGAACTGAGATTATTTTTAACCGCTGCTGGTGTATTTACTTTTAGAATTACTGGTTCCGAAATTGCCTCGGCGGCGGGAGACTTGGAAGGATCTGTAAATTTAGTTTATGCAGAGAGAATTAACGGATCAATGAAAGTTTATGTTAATGGAACCGTGGGTGGTAGTACGGATACTTCAACATCAGATATCACAAGTAATACCGCGACCTGTCTGGGATCTTTGAACTCCACCGGCGCACAGTTTTTTGACGGTCAAATCGCCGAGGTTGTATACGGTGGCTCCACCAGCAAAAGAATTATAACCGATGATGAAAGACAAAAATTGGAGGGCTATATGGCTCATCGTTGTAAAATTGAAAGCCGTCTTTCTGCCAGTCATCCTTACAAAAAATCACCCCCAAGATTTTGACTTGACACACTCCGAAATGTCATTATAATTTGAGTGTAATGAAAAAATTCACACATATCCCACCACCCAAAAATATTCAAGAAATGAAAACGGTCGAGGACGAGGAAGGTCGCTTCTATCTGGCTCCCGGCGAAAATCGATACCCATCCGTCACCACCGTGGTTGGATTTGAGAAAGCACATTTCTTTGCAAAATGGCGAAGAGAGAATCCAGAAGAAGCCAAGCGAACGACTGACCGTGGCAACGTCCTACACCTTGCCTGTGAGAATTATCTCAACAATGAAGAGGTCGGTGAACTCGCTCCTAACGAAGCGATGTTGTTTGCAAATATGAAGCGAAGCCTA